CGTAGGATCATAGAAATCCTACGGGTATTTATTGTCTTATTTATTTTTTACTCGTCTAACTGGTTTAATTGTACGTTTAATATTACGTACAATAACCAATACTCGATGTGCTAACCAGAATAGCACAAAATATTTAGCAACTTGTAAAGTAATTACGATGCTTAGCATTGTATCTTGACTCATATATTGAGTCAAGATATTTGATAACCAACGTAGACCGAAGAATGGATCTACGGTCATACCAATGATGAATACCAAAATAACTACTGTTAATAATGTGGCAACAAGTGCCGCAAATTTAACTACGATATCAGCTTTCATAATAAGATTAAACATAATAATTCTCCTTTAAAATAAATATAAACTCTTAAATTCGTCTATATAGTTATCACTATAACACCTTAATAATATATAACTATTAAAACACAGTTTTACAAAGGTGATAAATATGCAAATATATTATCAGATGTCTACCAGGAATAAAAGCTTTCTGGATATGCATATATATCTTAAATCCATAGGAATTAAGAATAACAAATTCATGCTGGCTCTGTTAGACCCTGATTTAGCGGCTATAGACCCACATGATCCAAATCTAAACCAATATTATAAGGGTAAAGTACTAGCCGAATGTATGGCAAACTTCTGGTACTTTATTCGAGAAGTATGTAGAGTCCCAGACCAAGGTGGTAGTGGTACAGGTATACCATTTAGACTACACCGTGGTAATATGGCTCTATTTTTCTGCTCTATATATAATATGAATATCTTCCACGAGTTACCACGTCAGCAAGGTAAAACCTTAGCAGCTGATGCTCGATATTTATATTTATTTAACTTTGGTACTTCGAATGCTACTATTGCATTCTTACATAAAGCACAAGACGGTTCTAAAGATAACTTACAAACTCTAAAGAACCTTCGTGAATGTTTACCACCATATCTAAGAATGGACGCACCATTTAATAGAAAAGATGGTAAAGCTGCAAAAGCTTCAGACACAGTATTACGTCTAGAGCATGCAGTAAATAGAAATAAAATTATCACTGTAGCATCTGCACGTAATAAAACTGCAGCTCAGAACTTACTACGTGGTAAATCTATCCCTCTATTATGGGGTGACGAATGGGGATTTGCACCATATAATGAAATCATTTATCTAAATACAGTTCCAGCATTCAAGAGAGCTGCAGATAACTCGAGAGCAAATGGTGCACCTTACGGTATATTATTTACAACTACCCCAGGCTTCTTGACATCTCAAGAAGGGGTTTTTGCATTCCAAATGAAAGAAGATGCAGTTCCATTTAGTGAAACTTGGTATGATAAATCTTATCAAGAAATTATGGAAATAATGGAATCCAATACTAAGTCTACTTTCGTATATATTAAATTTACATACCAACAACTTGGTTGTAGTGAGCAATGGTTCAAAGAAATCTGTAGAACCATGAATAACAAATGGGAAGATATCCGTCGTGAAGTTTTACTTGAATGGTCAAATTCGACAGATAACTCGCCATTTACATTAGAGGAATTAGAAACAATGTCTAGATTAACTAGAGAACCAACCTCGGTAATAGATGTACTGAATGGTAAATTCCAAGTTAATCTATATGATACTATTGAATATAATAGAAATGGTTTACCAGTAGATCCACCTATAATGGGTGTCGACGTATCTGGGGGTTATCGACGAGATAGCTCAGCCATTTCCATTATAGATAGTAAGACTACTAAAGTAATAGCTGACTTCAAGTGTAACTATATTAGCCAAATAGAACTGGCTAAGATTATAGTTGAATTAACGCAAAAATATATGCGTAATGCTGTAATTAATGTCGAACGAAATGGTGTAAGAACGCACTGCATAGATAGAAATGTCTATGTATCAACAGGGTTAATTGCTTTGACGCATAGGAGTAAAGTTATCTCCTACGTTTAGCAGCGAAAGTATCTAATAATACAATATACTCAACAATAAATATGAGGTATTAAATTATGAAAAAAGATTTATTTAATGGTAAATATACAATAGATTCAAGTGGTAATATATTTAATAATGATTTAAATAGATATATCTCACCATATATAACAAATAAAGGCTATAAAGCAGTAGATTTGTACTATGGTGGTAAAAGATATAAATATTTAGTCCATAGATTAGTAGCTGAATCTTTTGTACCAAATCCAAATAATCATCCAATAGTATTACATTTAGACTCAGTGAGGTTAAATTGTAATGCATCAAATTTAAAATGGGGAACTTATTCTGAAAATAATAAACAGGCAGTGGCTGAAGGCCATATGAAAGTTCCAAGACCTGATAACAGAAAGTATTATATTTTATATAATACTACGTTTATTATGAAATTCTATGGATTAAAATCTATAGTGGAAGCAACCGGAATATCTGAATCTAGATTGAGAAATTATATATTCAGAAATCAAGCTATTCCAGATGGTGATTATATTGGTTATAGAATTAAGTTATTAGATAACACGTTCAACGATCATCTCCTGACGGGAGAGTAGAACCGCAAGCGATTGGCGGAAGAAAAATCCTGGCCTCAGCAAGTAAAGTTGGAGGACGACAAATGATCTAGACACGTCCTGTAATGGGAGTGATGCAAATTGCATAAGTATAGTGTAGCGACTATATTTAAATATATTCGGGTTCGGGGCATCAGTAATAGCTTTACTTAAGAAAGCCGGAATTACTAATAATCTTTATTACGAATTTAAAGATAAAATTATCGAAGAACGATTCGAAGGGCCTGGGGCTATTAAGAGAGTTAAACAGCTCACTAAAGTATTTGGTCTTGATTCAACTAAAGGTGTACGTGAACTTTTAATGGAAATATTAAAAGAGCGTATGGATAACCATAAAGATAAGTTTGTATCTAAACGTCTATATGATGAATTCCTTGGATTGGAAGTTAAACGTAATGGTAAGATAGAGCATTCTACCAATACACATGATGATTTAACTTTCTCATATCTAATGGCATTATATGTATGGTATGAAGGTAAAAACTTAAAAGAAGCTTTTGGTATTAATAAAACAGTCTTAAAGACTGATGAAGATGTAGATGATATAGTATTCGATGCCGCAGTAGAAACTGTTGAAATATATGAAGAAACCATTCAACTACAAAAAGACTTAGCTAAAGATGATCCATCAGAATTATCACCTATGGATAAGTTAAAAGAAGCTCAAAGAGCTATTGGTATGACTTATCAAGAATGGATAAAAGCTGAGGATGCTAAAGAAAAAGAAGCATTAGAGACTGCATTACAAGATCCTCAATTCTTAAAGGCATATGCTTATAAGTATAACCTAACTAAAGAAGATGTAGATCTAATACGTAATCAGCAAGATGGTAAATTGCCAAATCAAGCATTTATCTCATTATATTCTAATGATACACCAACAAGTAATGATTCCCATTTATCTGGCAATCTTTCTAGATTCTATAATCAAATCTAAAAATTTAAATATTTACTTACATTTCAGTAAATTTTAAATTAACTATTTAAGGAGGAATCCGATGTTTGGCTATAGTAACGGGAATGCTGGCTATGAACTAGCAAATGAACACCAATTATCTGAAATACTAGCAAACTTCAGTAGCGATTATATCTATGATGTAATTGATAATCATATTAGTAAACGCTACGAGTTTGCTATTAATGCAAAACCAAATATGGTAAATGTATTTCGATCCAACTTTGATAATATTAGAGCTAATTATCCAATGGATGTAGAAAATACAAATTCAGTTGAACTTGATGTATATAAAAATATCATCGATACAATCTGTAATAAATGTAATGTATCCCATATTGATGATTCTGATGATAATATCTATTTATTAGCATCTACAATATATGATTTCTTAGTATGTGGATTTAATGCTCATATGACTAACTTCTTGATTAATCTAATTGTATCTGAACAGAACTCTATTTATTCTGCTCTTGAATTAGAAAACTTGAAGAAATCTAAAGACAGCTCCACTATCTATAACAAGAAAGTTATGGATAATTCTAAATTGGCAGTAATTAATGCTAATTTACCAACAGTAATTCAATACATCTCTACATTAGACATTCGTATGGCTGATATCTTAGCTAATTGCTATCAGCAACCTATTGTAGATTTGCTTACTTCTAATTTCAGTGAAGATGTTAATATCTTTACAGATTTTATGAAAACTATTATTTCTAATCAGTACTTATTCCCTGAATATGTAACTGAATTACGTTTACGAATTCAAAATATTAGAGGAGAATACAAATGAGCGTAGAGACAAAATTAGATATCGTTGATGATTTAAATCTTGCTACAGAAGAAGATGCAGCTAGATTAGATGATAAGAACGTAAAAGCTATCGTTCCAGAAGTTCCTCCAACTGCTGAGGAAATTGATGCTATGGAAAAAGTAGAAGTTCTTGAGGAGGATAAGGCTGAAGCCGACTTTCCCTCAAATGAAAGCCATGGCGAAGAACCAGCTAAAGATGGATCTAAAGAAGACACTAAAGACGTTGAGACTGTTAGCTCCGATGGAGTTTCCGAAAGCAACGAGAATGTTTCTAGCGATCCGGAATTGGAAGAAGCATTAAAGAAATTTGATGAATTAACCATTTCTGTAGAAGATGTTAAGAAATCTATTTCTGAAAATAAAGAATTCCCTAAATTAGATTTGTCAGATGATGATATTCAAAATATTATCGATACATATCTAAAAGTAATTAAAGATGATACTGCTAATGTAACTACTTTACTTACATCTGGTCTAAAAGAAAAATTCTTAATTCAAGCTAGCAAAGATGGCGTGAATACTTCTAATGCTAAAGAATTAGAATTCTATATTGAAGGTCTTATTCGTGAAGCATGTACTAATACATTCATGGATAAAGGTAAAGCTTTATTAGATGAAACAGTTAAGAAAGCTACATCTAAATTAGATGAAGATATTTCTATTGATGAATATATTGAAGTATCTCATAATGATCGTATTCAAAAGATGAATCAGGTTCTTGCAGATGAACAATCTTCTGATAAAGTTAAAGAATTCGCTAAATCTGTAATTAAAGCGTTGAATGATTCTACCGATTATTCTGATATCTATGAATTCTTGAAATTGCATAATTCTTATTTTAATGCACTTCGAGCATTCAAACATCAAGACTACTATCGTAGAGAAATTATGTTAGCTTTACAAGCTATTGGAGTTAAGACTGCAAATGTAGCTGCTATTATTGATGCTATTGGTAGATTTAACCACAATCCTGATAATACAGTTGTAGTTAATGCTATCTTACTTCGTGTAATTTATACAAATACTAACTTTAAGAACAAAGTTGATTTGTTGAAATTATATAGCTTCATTATGAATCTTTCTGCAGCTATTCATGTATATGAAACTAAAGATGAAGTAAATGATTACTATAAACAAATCATTCTAAACTTCCAACAATTAGTTGCATATATTGATAAAGGCTTTGTTGAATGGAATAAAACTGCCCATGTAGTTAAATCCGAAAAGAAAACTAAGAAGCGTAAATAATATTATACATATAAATAATGGTGGCCAATGGTTTCAAACCATTGGCCTATTTATTTTTTTTTTATTTTCTAAGGAGAATTATTATGGGAAATAATATAAGTGCTACAGCGGAGGAGCCAATCAGAAATAAAATAAACAATAAAAAGTATATAGATATCAATAACGTAGTTATTGATGAAAAATTAAAGGTAATTAACTTAACATACTCTAATGGTGTGGTGGTTAGATATGCTAGAGATGGAAGAAAATTAGATGATGGTAGAACTTCATCCCCAGTAATACCATTTGAGAATCCTATAAATAAAATAAAAGACTTTATTGGTAATAATGCCGATGATCCAAGTCTAAATATAGAGGTAACATTATTAGATACATATGAAACTAAAGATGGTAAATATTTATTCTATTATACAGATGGATCATTTGTATCAGTTAAAGATAGATCTATTATAGTTGATACTAGAAATGCTAAAAGAAAATATCAAAGCATACGAAAAGCATTAGTATATAACTATTCTGAATTGTTAGATGTAACTACTGATAGATTTTATACTAAACCAGAGTTAACTGATTCTCAAAAGTTAGCTGAATATAATAGAAAGTATTCTAATCTACCACAAGATTTAATAATGGGATATGCATCTAATAACTCTAAAAGAACTAATAGACTTGCCGATTATTACAATAATAATCCTCTTAGAGTTTATGATCCATCTAATTATGTAAACGATTATTTTACATATAAAGATTCATTTAAAAAACGACAAAGATAATTAATTTGGAGATGGACGAGTATGTCCATCTCCTATATATTTTTTCAACATTAGGATAATTGAATATTACTAATCATGGAGGTACTAATATGGCTTTCGATAATGTTGTAGATCCTACTAGTTGTAATCCTTATACTACTGCAAGTGGTGATCGTAAACGTGCTTGCCCTAAAGCTAATCTTGTTGATATACAAGCTAAAATTCTTAGATCATTAATGCTATCTTTCACTTTCTCTAATCCTCAAGATAATTATAAAGTTCTTCTTTATGAAGGCTCTGATGAAATCTGGGAAATTGACTATGTAAAAGATGGCGAATTACAACGTGCTGCTGGTAAAGTTGCCGGCTTTGAATGTTGG